ACGTGTGCGTATATCCGGTTGATTCGTCCCCTGTCACCTCGTAGCCGCCTAATGCCCACTTCCAAAACCATCCCGTCGCTTTGTCGTCCAGTGGCAATGTAATCGAACCGCCTGTCGAGTACACGCCCAATTGCGCCACACGATCCAAGCCGGAAATGCCCTCGTAAATCAGCTTGTCATCTTCGGCCGGTTCGATGGAAACACTTTCGGGGTCGAGCGTTTCCGCATATTGCGCCGCTTCCACACCGAATTCCGTTTCCTCGCCGATCATCAAGTAGCGCGTAATCGCCATGTGTCATCACCTCACTCTTTGACGGTCTTGAGCGGAGCAGGCGTTAGGGTGGCGGCATAGTCCGTATCCGCCGTTCCGGCATCCGCGTCAAGTTTTTGCAACAAGGCGATTTGCTTGTTCCGCAGTTCATTCAAGTCGTCAATCAAGTCATAAAAAATCGCCGGCAATTGAGCAATGCCAGCGCCGCCTTCGCCTTTTCCGATGTGTTTTGGCACTTTCGCCATGCTATTCCCTCCGTTTCACTCGAAAGTCAAATTGAACCGCAGACCAACACACCTGCGTGTTATTGCCCATCTCGTAGGCAGGGTCGATTTGCGTTGGGCGAACATCCGATACAGTGCCGCCTAGCGTCCGGTCTTGCATCAGTACGTCATAGACCGTCAACGCCAAGTCGTGTGCTTTCTCAAGCGCTTGTTCGGGGTCATTCACCTTGACAAGAACGACAAAGTTGAATCGTATGTCATGGTCGGCTGTATGGCCACCAAACAAATTAGGGGCATACGGCTCCGGAACAATCCAAATGGCAGGCGTTTGCAACGTTCCGACTCTCACCTTTTCCCCATACACAATCCGTTTGATTTCTTCTAGCTCCGGCGCTTGCTCCAATACTTCCCGAATCTTCGCCCGAATCGCCTTGTGAATGTCTTTAAGAGGCTTTCTTTGAATCATATCAATTTCACTTCCCTCAACGCCTGTTCAATGAAATCGTCAATCCGCCGCTCGGCTGCGGAAATTGATCTCTCGATGAAACGTTTCGGCTTGATTCCAGGGTGATTGACCTTTTTGGCAAAGACCACTTCCCCGTTCACTTCAAACCGCAACGCTTTCGCCCTACGCGGATAGATTTCGTATGGTCCAGAACCATAGTTTTGCACGAGCGCATATTCCACGTTCGTGCCGACCGTATAGAACCGCGCATTTCGCTTTTGCAACTTCCATGATCCGGCCAAACGTCCATGGTCTTGCGGCGAAAACTCCATTAGGTTGCCCCACACTTCAAGCGCGGTCAGCTCGGTCGCACGGTTTAGCGCCGCTCTCATGCGGGGGATTAAGCGCCGTAAATCATCCCTATTGATTTCAGCATCAAACATCTTCATCACGCCTCTACATATTCGTCCGATGATAGAAAGACATCGATGTCTTGTCTCATAAACGGCCGCAATTCTGTTCCCAAATCCTTTGTCACATCCGATGTGTTCAAAATGGAGACGGCAAAATCGTCAATTTGAATAATCGGGCTGGACCGCTGCTGTTGGGCGACCGCTACCACTTTGGCGACCGTCCGTACTAAAACGTCTTGAATCGCCAAGTAGTCGTCATCCGTTTCAAGAACGGTTCGTTTGAGCCTAGCATGGATATGTGACGCGATCCGCTCAATCCATGTCGACAACAAACCATCCAGTGCCGCTTCGGGATCAGTCGCATTCGGGAAACGGAAATACTCCGCAGAAACGCCCGTCAAATCCCGAACGTCCTGCGGAGTCACGACTTCCGTCACCGGCCTTTCGAATAATGGCATGTGTCATCACGCTTCTTTCAATGATTCGAGCTTGTCGATCAATGTCGAACGTTTTTTGCCTGCTTTCTCTTGGGACAACGCTTCGTCAACAGAAATCTTGCCCTCCTTGACCGCTTCGAGCACCTCGTCAATGGTCATGCTTTGCACGTCCAATGAAGGTGCGTCGGTCTTGGCACTTTCATGACGATGTTCTGTTTCGCTTTTGTCGCCTTCATTCACAATCTCCACTTCAAAGTCCCGAACCGCCTTCACGGTTAGATATTCGCGATTTCCGACTGTGATTTCGACCGGTTGGTTAGGCGGGAACTCGACACCAAGACGGTATCGAGTTTTCCGCCCTTTATTCACGACTCGCAAGGTTTTCATCCATCCTCACCTCATCAGCCCGTATAGCCTTGCCCAACGACAGCGGCGTTCTCATCCTCAAAGTTGCAGTCAACACGTAACGTCGTAACGAAGTCCGTACGCCGTGCCTTCGGTTGACGATCCGGTTCGATGCGGATGTCGCGGTAAATGCCGTAAACAAGGTTCGCCGGATTGACCAAAAGCGCCGTTCCGGCAGGCATGTTCGCCGAATCGACCACCGGAATGCCCTTATAGGCCAACTGTGTCGCAGTCGTTTGCGCCGTATCGCCAAGACCCGTACCACGCGCGCGGAGAACATCGCGGTAGGCGTCTTCAATGTCCCAGTGCACATAGAAACGCCATTGCGAGCGGTCGCGCAGGTATTTCTTCGGTACCGCATGGATCATGGCGTCAAACATCGCTTCGACATTCGTCGGATCAAAATCAGTCGTGCCTTGAACAAGGTTGGCCGCTTTCTTGAGCCACCCGTCTGTTTTCGCCAAGAACGGATCACTGCTCGCTTTGTCGCCGTTTAGGAACAATTCTTCAAGGTCAACTCCGACACGTTCAGCGATCAATTGAATCAGCGTATCCTCGAACCCTTCGCGCTCGATGTTATCCTCAAGGGTCGAATCCGTGATGCCCGAAACACCAATGACTTCGACCGACTCCAATTTATTCGTGCTGAATTCCGGCTTTGCTTCGCCGGTCGGCGCTTCTCCCTCCGTTGCCGCTTGCAAGATTCGCGAACCGAATGCAATGCGGTCAATATCGTGCGTGTGGCTCGTCATGTCAATCCGGCGCGCTTCGTCCAAAATGCGCGTAGCTTGGGAGACCGTCCGCACGAAAAGCTGTTGCTTGGCCGGAGCTAAACGAGATGCACCGAGGTCAGTCGTCGTAATGGCTTTCAAGACATTTTCCAATTTGCCAAGAAGCATGTCGTTTGTCATCATACATTCAACACTCCTTTTCTCGTTTTTTGTCAGACGATAATTATTTGCGCTTAAAGCCAAACGGGTCACGGTCGTATTCGTCTTGCGGCTTCGACTTTTCCGCCGCACCGTCTTGCCCCGTCAGCCGCTTCGAGAACGGGATTTTCCGTTTGAGTTCGTCAAGCTGTTTCATGACTTGCTCGTATTTTTCTTTGTAGTTTTCATCGTCGCTCTTGGCCGCCGCTTCGCCTTGGGCGTTGCCTTCCTCTTGCTGTCCTTGTGGCTCTTGCGGCTCTTGTTGCTTTGTCGGCTCGTGATCCGATGCCGCGCCTTTCAGCGTATTCATGATTTCGGCCAGCTTGTCATTTACTGGCTTCAACGAATCGTCAATCATTTTTTGAACGTCCTCGACTTTCACTTCGTCATCACCTTCTTTCGATTTTTTGGCACGCTCTTCTTCGGCAATCCGCAGGAGTTCGTCGATGACCTCCTTTGCGGCTTTTAGCTTCTCGTAGTTTGCGTCAGAAATTTTTCGCCCTGCCTTTTCGGATGGTTTCAGACCGAGCTTTTCTTTCAACCTATCAAAAAGGCCTTTATTCGCCTGCTGTGGGCTTATTTCTTCGCTTGAAAGGGTTACCCCTTGCCCGCCGTTTTCCTCGCCTCTCATGGCCGCCTGCGCAGCCACAGCGAGGTTTTGCGAGGATGGTTCCTCAACAGGGACGATATTTTCCACGATACGAACCTCTTGCAAGTCGCCAACGAATTCGACGTCCCCCTGCTCATTGATCGTGTAGCCGATTTGGAAGAAGCGCGTTTTGCCATTCGACATATCCTCAACGCGAATAATCACCGAATCGTCAAAAATCGAATAGACATACGAATCAAGCGAGCCACTGTCGAACGTCTGGTAGACCTTCCTGCGCAATAAATCAGCGATGTATTCATATGAGCCTTGAATCGCCTTTTTCACCGCCTCTTCCCGGCTGTTCTTGCTTTTGATCGCGATGAACTTCGCTTTTGGCACGGCAGGCTCG